GGCTTTTCCGGGTACGCATATTGTAAGATTTCCCGTTATGAAATTGTAGGCGCCGCACACACTGTGTGTAGGTCTTCAGGGGGTTGGTGCACGACGCACCATCCCCACACCCCACCCAGACCCCGTACTCATACAGAACCACTTCAGCGTCATCCAGTGAAAGTGTGCACACTCTCTTCCATGTCATCAAACTTCGCGCAATCGGATTGCGGAAGCGTCACAGGAGAGTCCACAGCACCGATTTGGACATCGATCGTTAAACGACTCTAAGGTATCTGCATGTTTCGGGCTATGCCCCAGCACACTAGACACAGGAGGTCGGTGACCACTCGAAATTCAGCCCATCGAGTGAATCACCACCAAATGAAAGTGTGAACGACTGGGAAACCCTACCGGCTAACCTACTGTTGATCTAACAGTGGGCGTTTTCAAACAGATCGCGAGAAACAACAACAAAAAGAAAAACCAAAGACGTCGCAACAACCGGCGCAATCCCGGGAGTAACAGACGAGCGCAGCGCTCGAATGCAGCTCCCAAAAAGTCCATCGGCCAAAGAGTTGGCGGTGGCATCGGTTCATTCCTTGGTGGGGTGGCCGAGAGAGGCCTCCGGACACTATTCGGCTCGGGGTCTTACGAGGAGTCCCGCCAAGGGGACCTTCCAGAGGAGGAGCACGTACCCGTGCAAGGAGAACCGGCCGCCAACACTTTGATGCGGCCAGTCACTTCGCAACAGGTACCTGCAATGCACACCGATTCAGAGGGATTGGTGCGTATCCAGAAGCGGGAGTTCATCGGGGACCTCCAAACCGCTCAAAATGGGGCACCGATCTTCTATCGTGTCTCACTCCAACCAGGGGACGTTCCTGGCAGTGGTGTCACCCCAATGGCACCATGGCTCGAGACGATCGCCAAGCATTGGCAGAAGTACGCCTTCATGGGGCTTGCTTTTGAGTACATCCCCACCTCTTCAACCTTCTCCACAGCCGGATCTCCGGCCCTTGGCTCCGTGTCAATGGGGATTAGTTACGGAGGAGCCGATGTGAACAACCCCTCTCGAGGCATCACCTCAAAGCTCTCCCTCCTCAATCTCGAGGGAGCGGTCAGCGGATCACCCGCCTCGTCACTTCTGACGGCGGCGGAGTGTGCACCCGATGAGACCGTGATTCCGATCAAGTTTGTGCGTGACCTCAACAACTCCAACGGTAGCAGCAGGTTTTACGACCTCGGAATGCTGCACCTCCTTATTACCGGCACACCTGTCGGCGACCCAGGCCAAGACACACCACCGTATGTCTGTGGCGAACTATGGTGCACCTACGACGTCGTGCTCATGGCTACCAAACTACCTGTCTCCAACGGGTACAAACCGCCTGCGCTCTTCCTTCCGGAGGAGTTCAAGCAGGTCTACCGAAAGCTCCACCCCCTTGTGGAGGGATTCCCACTGATCGGTCGCTCTTCGCAGGAGTGGCTGGAGGTCGACTTGGCCAACGCCGAGGCCCTCGCAGTCCTTGACACGCCATCAGCGAAGATGGCGTGGACTCGGGCCGTGTACGAATCTGAAGCGTCTAACTCCGAATCTTGTCATATGCCTGACAAGGACAGAGACACCCCTCGTCTTATGCACTTGCCCACTGTAGGTGCCTGCCCCCCTGATGAGGGCCATTTTGTGGTGACCCCCCCCGGGCTCCACACCCTGCGCCGTTGAGACGGTGCTTTCTCCCTCCCACCATGTGCGCTGGGGGGTGAGTGTGAGTCGACCATCGTGCCAATGGTCGGACTCCCCACACACGAGTTATAGCCTCACGTGAGGCGCGAGTGGAATCTCGCGGAAACTTATCTTCAATCTATAATGACCACACCCTGAGCTGGAGACCTCATGAACCTCCAGCTCAAAGGGTGATTTTAGAGTGGCTAGTCACACCTCCTAAAGAACGTGCACTCCTTTGGCTACGGCCGGCTTATTATCATGATTAGTTATAAGGAAAAAACTCTTGCTCCTGAAATGGACAAGCAGGAAGTTGGTGGCCCCGGACCTCTGGATTCTGTTCAGAGGCGTACACCCCAGGCGACAGGCAGTCGTAATGCTCGTGGTTGGCAAACCCAAGACAAATGCCAAAGACCCTCACCGACAGGGCCAGGTAAAGAAGACCTGACACCGTGCGAAATTGGAGACATCGAAGATCTCCCGGAACAACTCCTCTCATTCCGCGCAATAAAAGAGAGAGACTGGAAACAAAAACGAACCCGCGACTCGAAGCAACTTGCTCGTCGTAAGTTCGCACACCGGCGGAACGCAAGCGCAAGGCACAAGCAACCGCGGACCGCAAGGGGCAAGCAACCCCGACAGCGTTTCAAGCCGACGCCCTTGGTGGTCAACGACACCGAGAAAGAGGCCAAAATCCTAGTACAAGCTCGTCGTCCCAGATACGAATTCGATGCGACGCTAGGTTATCCAGGGGAAGGCCCTGGCAGCAAACCGAAGAGTAAGATCCCAACCTTAAGAAGAAAGGTGCCCGCACCAAAGGTCAAGATCCCAAGCCTCCTCCGGGTTAATGCTGCAGCCTGCGCTCTCTGGAAAAATTGCGCCTCTGTCTCCCATTATCACAAACGGGTAAGGGAACCCAAGAGCGGAGGGAATCGTGGTTTCACTGAACGTGAAGCACGACGCCAAGCCCAAGAAGGCAACCTCCGTGTCTCAACCCTTCCCGATCCCGTCTTTTGCCTCCTCGACGTCGCCACCTGCGAGCGAGAGCATTACCACAACCTCGCCAAAAGCAACCCGGACTTCAAACCAGGCCACGCCGAAGCTCTCATCGACAAGATGATCGGCGATAAAGAAGCCAAGCGTAAGAAGGATGAGGCCATTGCCAACCGCAGTCTGCAGCAACGTCTCGAGGACGGAGCCGCACGTCTAGACAAGGACGCTGCTACTATGGCGCTTATGGGCATAGATGTGAAAGACATTGAAAGCTGCTTGCTGGAAGAAGAGCACACAACTGGAATCGAACTCCAACCACTCCCCGACCTCGCGGAAGGTGAACACGACTGTAACTTAACAGAAAAACATGTACCGGGTAACTCCGAGGCAGTCGTTATCGCTGGACAAGAGGAAGAAGGGGTGGTCGTAGTCCAACCACCAGAGGAGGAGGAAGTCGACGAAGAAGACGAGGAAGGTACCGAAGCACACAGCCCCGGTAGTGACGATGAGCTACCATGGCAACGGTTCGGAGCCCTGCCCAA